ATGCCGAAGTAAAATTGTAGAAACTCCGATTTTTGCACGTAATGCAGACAGACTTAAAGCGATGTTTTCTGTGAAAGACATAACGGAGAGCGTAACCGTTTATTATTCTAGCTTCCAGCCTAAAAGGCTTGGAGGCTTTTTGCGTTTTCAAATTGGAGAAATAATGTTTAAGAAAACAACACCAGATGGAAAAGTTGATCCAAATATCAATGTTGCAGGTCGTAAGCCGAAGGTTGATAGTGATGGAAACAAGGTATTAACTAATAGAGAAATTAAGTCTAAAGAGTTGCTTAGTATCCTTCGTAAAGTAAAGCCGCACCTATCACAAAGTATTATGACTGCTGCTGATATTATGAAAAATAAAGAAGCAACACATCAAAATCAATTAAAAGCTGCTGTTATTCTAATCAATGCCTACCGAGAATTAGTAATTGACCTGTACGGCAAAGATGTAGATGGTAGCGACGAAGGTGAAGAAATTCAACCTACAGCTACAGTTTCGTTTATCTATCACGGTGACGAAAAAGCTGCATAAGAAAGGATATAAATGATCCCGTATATCGGACCTGCATCTAAAAAACAAGAGATGTTCTTAAATAGTGATGCAGATATTACATTAGCTGGTGGGGCGGCAGGTTGCTTTGACAAAGATACAGAGTATTTGTCTCGCACTGGCTGGAAAAAAATTAATACCTACTCAGGAGAAGATATTGCTCAATTTGATCCGATTACGAAAGATATTCAATTTATAACTCCATTAGAGTATATTAAACTTCCTTGTAGCACATTATCGAGAATGTCTGCTAGAGGATTAGATATGTGCCTCTCTGATGAACATCGTGTCCCTTATTGGACAGTTAAAGATTATTCTAAGTTACCAAGTGTTATTTCTTTTGGAGAAGTTAAAACTAGGCACATATCTTCAAAAACAAAAGGGTGGACTGGAAATATTGGTACAGTATTTAAAAATTCATTTGAAGATGCTGATATTTCTGACGGGGAAATCCGATTACAGGTCGCTGTACAGGCGGATGGTCGTGTAGTTAAAGAAGGAAAAGATAACTATACACAGATGAGATTTGGTAAGGAGAGAAAATATACTAGACTCATATCTATTTGTAAAGAATACGGATTGCGCTACAAAGATAACGGATGTAAACCATGTCCAAAAAATAGTAGCGGAGTTGAGTATGAGGTTATTGTATGGCCGTCTTTTCCAACAAAACTTTTCGATGATTTTTGGTGGACACTCTCTGCAAGACAATTAAAAATTGTCGTAGAAGAAGTTGGTCATTGGGATGGAACATTTGTTAAAAACAACGATAGTGTGACTATTAGGTACTTTACTAATAAAATACAAAATGCAGATTTTATACAATACGCTTTCCATTCTTGTGGAATGAATACTTCTTATGTCATTGATCGAGACAATGTAATTACGGTTAATGCTACATATTCTGGAAAAGGTTTTCGTTGCTTTGCAAATAAAGACGCAAAGGTCAATATTGAGAATTATAAAACTTTAGACGGATACAAGTATTGTTTTTCTGTTCCATCTACATTTTTGGTAGTACGAAGAAATAATAAAATATATATTTCAGGCAACTCTGGAAAGACATTCGTTTCTCTTTTAATTGCATTAAAATATATGCAACATCCAAGAGCTACCGGGATCATTTTCCGTCGTACTTCGGTGATGCTGACTTCTCCCGGATCAATTTGGCATGAAGCGGTTTCACTTTACAGTCAAATTTATCCTACAGGGCTAAAAATAAGAGAGAGAAAACTTGAAATTGTTTTTCCTAATGGAGCACTTTTAAAATTCTCTCATATGCAACATGCTACGGATATGTATGATCATAAAGGCGGTCAATATTCTCTAGTTATTTTTGACGAAGCAACCGACTTTACAGAAGATATGGTTGTTTACTTATTGTCACGTATGCGTAATGCTTATGTGGACTATAAGCCAAAAATGTTTATGATGACAAACCCGCACTACGATAGTTTTTTGCGTCTTTGGATTCAAGACTACTATTTAGATGCAAGAGGAATTCCTATTCAAGAGAGAACAGGGAATAAGCGTTGGTTCTTCAGACAAGGAAACACAATGCTTTGGTATAACTCAAGAGAAGAAGCTGTTAGGGTTCATGGTGAAGGGGATGATAATGGAGTTTCTTCTTTCACTTTTATTGGTGCCACTTGTCAAGATAATCCTCCATTACTAAAAGCACAACCGGGGTATATTACAAATCTTCTTAATCAACCAAGAGTAGAAATGGAAAGGTTGCTTCTTGGTTCTTGGTTTGCCAGATCAGAAGCAGCAGGGCACTGGAAAAGAGAATGGATTACAGAAGTTGATGGTCCGAATCCATTAGCAAAACAACGAGTTAGAGCTTGGGACTTTGCTTTTACAAAGCCATCAGAATCTTCACCAAACCCAGACTATACTCGTGGAGTACTTATTTCTAAAGATATACACAAGGTATACACTGTAGAGAATGTGGTGTCAATGAGGGACAGGGTTCACGAAGTTGAAAAACTTGTCTTTGAGACAGCAAAACGTGACGGAACTGGTGTAGTTATTAGTATCCCTAAAGACCCTAATGCGCAGGCTGGTGCTTACGCGCGAGACTTACAACGCAGACTTGGCGAACGTGGCTATATGGTGCGTCTATGTCCTCCCGTTAAATCTAAATTGACTCGTTTTGCTCCTTTCAGTAGTATTTCTCAATCTGGTTTTGTTCAGGTTGTAAAGGCTGATTGGAACAAAGAATACTATGAAGAATTAGAGGTATTTGACGGAGAAGGAAAATCAAAAGATGACCAAGTTGACGCAACATCAGATTGTATAACTCTTTTAAATAGAGAGATTACGTTGCCCAATAGTATGAGTTTACCGAATCTTAGTACAAATGCTCCTCCAACTTTTAATTTCAATCAAGGCCAAAATATTATTAGCCTGCCTACTTTCAATATTTAAGGAAAATTAATGAAAACTAAAATCGAAAAAGGGGTTGATAAGGCACCTGAGAGATTTAAACTTGGGGAAATGGGATTCACTGGACTCCGAATTTCTCATGGTGTTAGTGCTGATGAACTTGACAGGGACTTAAATTTCCCAAATAATCTCAAGACATTCAAAAAAATGACTGAACACAGCACTATTAACGGAAGCTTGAATTTCTTTAGTGTGATTATCTCTAAGGCTTCTTGGAAATATAACCCTCCTGACAAAGCCTCTGCAGAGGAGATTAAACAAGCAGAAACAATTAATCAAATGATGAATGACATGGAGCATTCTTGGTCAGAGTTTGTTACAGACGCCTTGTCCAATATGATTTATGGATTTTCTGTTCATGAAAAAGTTTATCGTCGTAGATACAAGTCGAACGGAAGTAAGTATGACGATGGGCTAATTGGCTGGAAAAAGCTTGCAATTCGCTCACAAGAATCTATTGAAAAATTTGTGTTTAGTGACGATGGTAACGATATTACTGGTGTAAAACAAAATATCAGCCGTATTGCAGATGCCTATAACCAATATGGAAATAGGGCTACAAATGAAGTGATCATTCCTTATTCTAAAGTTCTTCATTTTAGAACGGGGCGTCATCGTGGCGATCCCTATGGTAAATCTCCTTTACGCGATGCTTATTTGGCTTGGAAATATTTGACTTATCTTGAAGATTTAGAAGCTACCGGAGTAGCTAAAGATTTGATTGGTTTACCAGTTTTATACTTGCCTCCACAATACTTATCTGCCGACGCAGGAGACTCTGAAAAAGCAATTCGCGCTTACTATGAGAATTGTCTACGAAATTTACAAATGAATGAGCAATCTGCAATGATTCTCCCTCAGATGTATGATCCAGAGACAAAACAACCACTGTTTGAACTTGAGTTACTTTCGGTAGATGGTAAAAAATCTTACGATATCGGAAAAATCAAAGAATGGTATAAAAACATGATCATGATTTCTTTGTCAACCGATATTTTAACAATGGGTCAGTCTGCTGTCGGGTCTTTCGCTTTAGGATCAATTAAAAATTCTCTTGCAGGTACTGTTGCAATGTCTTTTGCAGCACACATTGCTGATGTGCTAAATCGTAGTTTGATTAGACAAACATATGAATTAAACGGATGGGATGTGTCTAGAATGGGCACAATGGATATCGACCAATTGGTAGAAGTTGACCTTGAATCATTATCAAAATACTGGCAGCGCGTTGCATCTGTCGGCTTAGTTGAAGTTGATCGTGAAGTTCTGAATGTTGTACGTGCAGCAGGAGGAGCAGACGCTAAACCAATAGATGAGCCTGTAGATAAGGAAGCTCTATCAGGAAACAGCAGCAAAGCTGGTGAAGGAATGAAAACAGCCGGAGACGGGACAAGCAAGTCTCCATCTGGAAAAGATTCTTCTAGCAGTAATGCAGATAATTCAGCATAAATCAGGGGCTTCGGCCCCTTTTTTATTTAAATTAGCTTGATTTTTGAATAAAATTATGCTATAATTATTAATTATAAGGAAATTATGAATATTGTAAAATCCAAAAACCAAGAAAAAAAGCAAGTTACTTTTGTAGTAATGGTTCCAGAAGAAGTTGATGCTCATGGGGATATCACTTCTGCTGAAGAGATTGCTAAAGCTTGCCACAACTTTAATACATTTTGTGGAGTAGCTAATCTTTTTCATATGGTTGAAACAGACACATTCGATATTGTTGAAAGCTATATTGCTCCAACAGAATTTACACTTGACGAACATCTTGTTAAACAAGGGACGTGGCTTCAGGTATTACAAGTTAAAGATGATACCCTGTGGGAATTAATTAAATCAGGGGAGATTAACGGACTATCTATTGGTGCTATCGGCACTGCAACAATTCTAGGAGATGATAATGTCGCAAGCTAAACGCAGATTGACGGACATCAATTTTAATAAAGAAGGCGCGCATGTAGCACTTGTTAGCAAGCAGCACGGCGGTCCTGCAAACGGTCACAACTACTCAATGCTTATTAAAGCAACCAATTCAAGCGAAGAATTCCTTAAAAAAGTACAACAAATTCGTGTAACAATGGACTTACCTGAGTTCTTGTGGCGCTTTTTCGGTATGTGGGAAGACGATGCAGAACTACTTGCTGGCATTCTAGGCTATGTTGATGAAGAGGACGCTAAAGAACCTACGGACCCAACGGACCTAAGTGACGTATATGAATCAGCATATGCTTCGTATATTAAAGAAAAATTAAAATCTTTTGAAATTTTGAAATCTGCCTACGATGCGGAACAAAGCGCTGACAGTGAAGAAAACGCTGCTAGTGTTATTTCAAAATGTTCAGAAACAGAGTATTTAAATGTACTCAAAGATCAGGCTCTTTTTGAAAAAGCTTTACGCAAAAAAGAACGAGCAGATCAAAAACTTGAAAAACAACGTGCTAAAGCTGATCTTGCAGCGGAGGCAAATTCAATGGAGAAAAAATCAGTGTCAGACACTAAAGATCAAGTTGACGTTGCTACGCTTCAAAAATCTCTCGACGATACGGCTGCAGAGCTTCAAAAAGCAACTGCCCTTATCGAAGAATTTAAGAAAGAAAAAGCAGAAGCAATTGTTAAGAGTAAGACTGCAAAAGTCACAGAAATCGTAAAAGATTCCCCAGAAGCTTCAATTATTGTAAAAGCTGCACTTGCACTAAGCGACGAAGATTTCGATCCGTTTGTTGCTGCTATGCAAACAGTGTATACACAGATTGAAAAGAGTGCTCTATTCCGTGAAACTGGCGCAGCGGCGACAGGCACAGACAATCAAGCAGATTCTGGTGTAGGTTCAATTCTAAAATCAAAATTCAATAAGGAAAACAAATAATGGCGCTGATCGCAACCGATACATATCGCCTGAGTAACTGGCTAAAAAGCGAATATGCCCCTGAGCTTGCTTTCTGCCGTGCAGTTGTTACTGTAAATGACTCAGAACAAACTCTTGCTACTGGCACAGTACTTGGAAAAGTAACAGCTACTGGCAAATACAAAGTATGCGTACAAACAGCAGTTGACGGTTCACAAACCGCTGACGCAATTGTTATGGACGCTGTAACAATCCCTGCAACTATTGACACTAAGGTGCTCGTACTTCTACGTGGTCCTGCTACTGTTAGCAAAAATATCGTGCTTCACGCAAGTCACGATCTTGATGCTGAAAAGCTAGCTATCTACACTGCGCTGGAAGCTAAGAACATCCAAGTACTAGACGTTGTTTAATATATAAGGAATAATTGAAAATGCCTATTATCCGTAGTTATACAAGCGCCTTTGAGGTAGTTGACTATACAAAAGAACTGGCAGTTGTACCTAACAAATGGACACTGCTTAATGAAGTTGGACTTTTCCAGCCTGAATATCTTAGCACACACACTGTCACTTTCGAACAACAAGATCACGCTCTTGCTCTGATCGGTGACCAAGTTCGTGGTTCTAAGCCGCAAGCAAACCAAGACGAATTGCGTAAGATTTTCTCTTATGCTATTCCGCACTTCCCGCTTGCTGACGCTGTGCTTCCACAAGACGTTCAAGGTAAGCGTGCTTATGGTTCAACTTCTGCTGCTGAAACAACTGATGCGGTTCTGGCTCGTAAAATCGAGCGCATGCAGAACAACTTCGATGTGCTAAAAGAAGTAGCACGTTGGAAAACTCTTGCAAACGGTTCGATTTACGCACCTAATGGCACTGTTGCTGGTAACTTCTACACAGACTTTGGTATTTCACAAACTTCAATTGACTTTGCACTTAACAATTCAGGAACAGATGTTGTAGCAAAAGTTGAAGCTGTTATTGCAGATATGCAAGACAAGGCGACATCAGGAGATATTATCACTGGTATCATTGGTTATGCTTCTCCTGAATTCTTTGCTGCTCTTATCGCGCACGCAAACGTAAAGGACGCATATCGTTACTACAGCGCAACTGAAGGACAACAAATTCTTCGTAACCGTGCAGGACAAGGTTCTGCTGGACAAGCTGGTGGTCTGTACCGTGAATTCATGTACGCTGGTATCCGTTTCATCGAAGTGCGTACTGTTCTTGTTGGACAACGACTAGTTGCTGTTAAAGAATGTTTGTTTGTTCCTGTTGGAACTCAAGACGTGTTCGTTACATATTTCGGTCCTGCTAACAAGTTTGACTTTGGAACTCAAGACGTGTTCGTTACATATTTCGGTCCTGCTAACAAGTTTGACTTTGTTAACACGATTGCTGAACCGGGTTATATGTGGACTTACCGCGATCCAAAGGGTGAACGTATTGATATCGACGCTGAAACCAACTTCGTTAACGTGGTTCGTCGTCCTCAACTCGTAATCAAGGGAACTACGCCCTAATTGACGTAGACTAGTGAAAGCCCCTTCGGGGGCTTTCCTTGTTTTATAAAGGAGTCCTAAAGTGGCATTGACCAATATTGAAAAAGTCCGAATTGAATTGCAGGACACTGAAATTGGACTACTATAATTCAGTTGCACGCGCTTCTATTGATGGAGCTAAAAGTATTCTTCTAAAATTATCTATGCGTTCAGATGAAACAGTAGATATTTTTAGTATTAAAGGTTCAAAAGCCGCAGAACAATACAGAGAGTCATTGAAGCTGTATCTGCGCGATCCATTCCTAAATCCAGTCCTGACCAATGTTCAAGGATGGGTTGGTGGAATAAGCAATAAAGAAATGACAACAAATGATGAAACTGCCGATAACAATTATGTTGATCCCATCGGTAATAGATATGTAACAATTACTCCTAAATATTTCTAATGTCTTTACAATTTTTTAATGCTTCAAAGAGAGCAATTAGTAGACAAGGTGTAGATTGCACATATGTAAAAGTTGTTTCAACCTATGATGCAGGCACTGGTGTTAATTCTACCACAAGCACTACTCAAGTAATTAAAGCATACCCAAAACAAGAAGTCGCAACTCAATATAACTACCCAGACTTAGTGGGTAAAGAAATTATTTCTTTTTATATTTATGAGTTAACTCCTTCTTTAGATGATAAAATTATCTATAAAGGGAACACTTATACAGTGTCTCAAATTAAAGAATATGTTGGTGGGCAGCTTATTTGTTTCTTCAAAGTAATTGGGGTTAAGTCATAATGATTACTAGCAATTCTGATGAGATTTATAAAGAAATTCTGAAATATAAAACAGAAGTCAAACGTAAACTTGAAGCGATGATTCGAGGATTCGCTTTAGATATCATTAGAATTGCTGTAAAACACACTCCACTTGGAGATGCAAAACAATATCCTTTATGGTATCAGCGCAGGTACTCCGCCGATTCAAGGTTCTTGCCTGTTGAGGGATTTGCACAAGGGTCATGGCAAATACAGTACAGGGATAATTTTCCTTGGCAATTTAATTTTGCCCCTGATCAGGACATTACGGCACTTATGAATGCTTCTTTATCTTCTGAGCAATACAAATTAGGTAAAGATATTTGGGTTGGTAATGCTGGCCCGTATATCGCCAAATTAGAAGCAGGACAATCTACACAAGCTCCATCGGGAATTATGCAACCTACATTAAATGAAATAATGCAGGTTTATCAATTAAATTTAAAACAATATTATGATAGAGGATAGTACTATGAATACTGAAAGACCTATGATTTTTACAACAAAAGGTAATGTCTTTGTAGATACCCTTGTCAGAAAAGACGGATGGGAATTCACTCCTAGTTCAGTTCTTTATTGGGAGGAATATTGGCAAGAAGAAGAAATGGTTCGCAGAAGTTGCGCTATCTTTCAAATGCCTGAAAATTCTAAACTTGGCGTAGTACAAGGCCAAATTAATTAAGGAAACATAATGCCAAATACACAAGCGATCTGCACAAGTTTTAAAGCAGAGCAATTAAACGGAATTCATGCATTCGGAACAACTGTTGTTCGTGCTGGAACAACTGCAGATACTTTTAAAGCTGCATTGTATAGTACTTCTGCAACAGTGAATGCTTCAACAACAGCCTATTCTGTAACAAATGAAGTTTCAGGAACAGGATACACAGCAGGAGGAGTCACTTTTTCTTGGATTGCCCCAGCTACATCAGGAACCACTGCATTTACAACTCCATCCGCGTCAATTTCATGGAATGGTTTGACTGCTGGTCCATTCGATGCAGTTTTATTTTATAACTCGACTCAGGGCAATAAAGCGGTTGCTGTCTATACGTTCGGAGCACAAACTGTTACGGCTGGTAACTTCAGTCTAACAATGCCAACAAATGACGCTACAACTGGTCTTCTTCGTATTTCTTAATAGGTCTGAATAATGGCATCAGGGCAAACAACGGTTATTATAGATTTTGGTGCCTACCCCGGATCAAATGAAGCTTCTGTGGTTGTAACTGGACAAACAAGCATATCATCAACGTCAAAAGCAGAAGCTTTTATTATGGCAGATGATACTACAACCAATCATACAGCTTCTGATCATAGATATGTAGGTTTATTTTTAAACTTAACTTGCGGGACGCCCACTACTGGCTCTGGATATACAATTTATGGAAGATCGTCAGAAAAACTTACTGGTCAATTTTCTATTCGAACAGTCTGGGCCGATTAAATTAAAAGGATAAATATATGGCAATGGATTCAAATATTCGTGGCGTTACCAGTGGGACAGGTGCTGAAGTAAACTCAAGCAACCAATTAAAAGTTGTTACTGAAGTTGACGCAACAAACAATCCCGGAAACATCGGTGGTGTCCGTGTTTTTGGAGAGAATGATCAAGGAACAATCACAGGCACTCCTGTTCTAAAATCACCAGAAGTTGATTTTGATTACAGAACTCGTGTAAGTCAAGATTTGCTTCTTGATGATGAAGTCTTTACCTATACTGCCCAAAACACTGGTAAACACAGTTACAGCAATACCACAAGAAGTCTTTACCTATACTGCCCAAAACACTGGTAAACACAGTTACAGCAATACCACAATGACAAATTCATGGACTGCTGGACAACTAACAACCAATAGTAGTTCAATTACTACGACAACGACTGGTACTCAGTTTAATACTTATGCATTTTTCCCGTGCCTAGGAACAACTACACTTAGCGTAGATTGTGAAGTTGCTTTCTCTGCTCAACCAACAGCTAACACTTTTAATGAATGGGGTGTTGGAATTCCGGGGACTGCTACAACTGCTCCTGTTGATGGTGTTTTCTTTCGCCTAAATTCAGGTGGATTGCAAGGTGTTGCTTCATTTAACGGCGCAGAAGTTACAACAGGGATTTTCCCACTAAGTAATGGCACTGGTACGTGGACATACACTAACAACAAAAGATACCAGTTCATTGTTTATCGATCAGCAACAGAAGCTTATTTCTGGGTTAATGATGGGACTGGTGCTGTACTCCTTGGTGAAATCGAATTACCAGAAGGTACAGGAACTGTCGCATTAGGTGGTTCTGGTCAATTCTTTTTCAAACACCGCATTACGGGGGGAGCAGCAGGGGTAGTATTTCAAGCTTCTATGGCTCGTTACAGTGTACGTCAAGGCGGTATCCAAATTGCGGCGACACCAAGCACACAAGGATCACGCCTTTACGGATCGTACCAAGGTCTGTCTAGTGGAACATTAGGAACCATTGCCCGTGTAGGGACTATTACGACTGGTAATGAAGCAAACGTAGCCGCTGCTGTTCCAACTACTACAACTGCTGCTCTTGGCTCTGGCTTAGGAGGGACATTCTGGGAAACTGCAACTCTTGCAGTAAACACAGACGGTATTATTATGTCTTATCAGGTTCCTGCTGGAACAGTGAACTTTGCGGGCCGTAGGTTAGTACTTCGTGGGATGTATTTAAATAGCTATATCCAAACCGTTATTGTTGGTGGACCTTATACCGCAGAATGGTTCCTCGCGTTCGGACATACTGCTGTTTCATTAGCAACTGCTGAAGCTGCTGCTACTAAGGCTCCCCGTCGTATTGTACTTCCATTTATCCAACAAATCACTGCCGCACAAGCTGTTCAAACTGCTGTTGCGAATAGTACAAACTTTGTTGATTTTGGTGATGCTCCGATATTCGTAAATCCGGGCGAATTTTTACAATTGTGCACAAGACACATTGGCACAGTGGCGACATCAGGAACAGTCGTTCATCGTGTAACTCCAATCTACGGATGGGAATAAAATAAAAAGGATAGATAATGTCATTATTACTTGCTTTGACAAATGCGGCTGGAATAATTTCTGTTGCGCTTACAGGGCAAGAGATTACTTTTAGTAATGACAGTTTGTTTGTTGCAATTGATAAAGCAGTTTCTAGTGTTTTCCTTTCTATAACTGAACAAAATTTATCTAGTTCCTTAAGCTCAGGGCTTTCTGCACAATTTCAAATTATAAGTGCAGGAAGCCTTGTTGCAAACTACTCTCTTGCATTAAGTTCATTACTTCAAATCTATTCACAGCAGGGTATTGTGTCAGTATTTCAGAAGTCTGTTTCTGGCAGTGCTGAATCAATTATTTCTTCTGTACTAACCTCGTCCTCTTCACCCATATTGTCGAATTTACTTGAAGTGGTAGCATCGGGAACCTTGGGTAAAAGTTCTTCTTTTGTTGTAATTGGGCAATCTGAAACAAGCACTCAACAAGCGATTTTAACTCTCTTAAGTGCAGGAATTTCAGGACAATCTTACTCAGATTTTTCAGGCGCCATTACCCTAAGTCAAGGAGCAGTTCTTCAACTAACAGGCATATTGCAGACATACGTTCAGCAATCAATCATTCCTGTGTTTGTTTTACAACTTGCTCCTTCTATTATTGGAGAATCTTCTGGTTCTTTAGTTGCACTAAATACAAAGACACTAGCCTCTGTTGCTGAGTCTATTTTAGCTGGAACAGTGTCTCCTATAATTTCCTATACGTTACAGCTTACTAGTCTTCAGTACGCTTTGCAACAGTCTCAACTGATATCTAACATTACTATTCAATCATCTTCTGGTGTCAGTAATATTAGTCAAGGTTTAATGGCAAGTGAATTTATAAAAAATGTACATGGACAACAAGTTGCAACAGCTACATCAAGCGTCACATCTACCATTTCTAGTATTTTAAGTGGAGAAAATATTGACGAAAATTATGGTCAGTTATTATCTTTACTAGAAGCAGAAGTTAATTCAATTCTTTTATCTACTGAATCAGGAAGTATTTCAGCAGTTGTATATAGTGGGATTGTCTCTGCTCTAAGAACACTTACTATTGCTAACGAACTTCGGAAAAGAATCATTGTAGAAGAAGATCGACAAAAAATTCAAGAAATTGAACAACGGGCATTATTACTGATTAATGATTTTGCAAATAAAACACTTTATATTTAAGGATAACACATGCAGCTAATTCAAGATGCTAAAAAGGCTTATGAGCAGCGTCTCATTGCTGCATTCCCTACAATCAAAATTGCTTTTGAAAATGTAAAATTCGATCCTCCATCTTCACTATATCTAGCAGTAAATTCACTAATTGATAATCCAACAGATGTTGTTTTAGGTGATAATTACTTTAGAGAAAATATTATTCTAAATGTTTTTGTTGTTGGCGAAGCTAATACAGGGACAGGTGCCATTCTGTCAAAAGCTGAAGAAGTGAGGGAACTGTTTAAAAAAGGAACATTTATTCTTCAAGGTACGTCAAGAATTTACGTCCTGACCACACCACATATTATGGGGACTACTGAGACATCTTCTCGTCCGGTTTGTCCTGTACAGATTAGGATTACAGTAGAGGCTGGTTAATGGGAATTATTTTATATGTTTTGAATGAAGATCGTGTTTTGGTCTTGGTTCCTGAAGAAAGGAAAGAATAATGTCTTCATATATTGTTGACTCTAGCGGTCGATACGTTATTGATAAAGACCCTGATGCTGAGCTTGATTATTCAGTTGATTGGGATGCTTGGATTACTCCTTTAGGAGTAAATATTGTTTCATTGGATGTGATTGTAAATGGAGTGACTGTTGTTGCTTCTTTTTTTAATGGGACTGTAACAACAGCCTATATCTCTGGCGGAACAGTTGGTGAAAAGGCCACCGTAACATTCAGAATCACTACGTCAGGTACACCGGCCCGTGTAGATGATAGAACTATTTATTTAAAAATTGTAGAAAGATAATTATGATTAATCTAACAAACAAGCCATATGCTTTTGCTAATCCTGTTGATTTAGGAATATGGCAAGCATTACAAGAAGTTAAGGATGCAGTTGAATCCGGCTCTTCTGTTGTTCCTACCGGCCCAACAAACATCTATGTTTCAACGACCGGGAATGATTTGAATGATGGGAAAACACTAGAAACAGCGTTCAGGACAGTAACAAGAGCGGTTATCGAATCAGAAAAGATTGTAAATGGTTATTACAGAACTATTATTAATATTGATGCTGGAGATTACTCTGCAGAAAACGTTTTATACCTCTGTGTTTATCCTAGTGTTTCGCGCGCCAATGGGTACGCATTAAATTTAAAAAGCATCTCTAATGTTTCAACCGATGTTATCCTTCCAACTGTACATATCTTCAGTGGATCGGTGGAACTCACTTCAGTGACAGTTAAAGGTTCACAGTTTGGAATTGGACTCGCTGCCCAGGATTCTGGTGGGATTTACGCAACGGACCTTATTACTTTAAACACAACAACTCCACTGTATAGTGAGAATCATGGCTGGTTGTTAATTGAAAATCTGCATGTAAAAGATTCGACAATTCCAAACTATTCTGGTGTTTGTGTCGCTAGACAACTTAGTAATATAGGAGTAATTGGTACTATGCAAAATACAAACTCTACTGGTCCAAGATATTATGTTGATGGATTATCAATTATTCAAACATTTGGACAAGGGGAGAACTATTTGCCCGGAACAACTGCTGGAACTGCTACAAACGGAGGAATCTATGCTTAAATTTTGCATATTAAATAATAAAGTTTTTGATATTGAGATTGAGCAGGAAGTTAGTGCAAATTCACAAGAATATTTAGACTGGCTAAGTTCAGGAAATATCCCAATGACATTTACTGAACAAAATCTTAAAAAGTATTTATTTTCTAAAAAATACTTGAGCAATTAGAGCACTTCTACGGGTGCTCTTCTTATATGCAGGAAATCGTAGCCCTGCATTTATTTTTCGTTAATTAACAAAAAAGGAAATAATTATGGCTTTAGCCAAAGGTGTAAATAAAAAGACAGCCTACAAAAAAGAAACAACATGGGGTACGCTTGCAGGCGCTTCCGGCGCTAAGTATCTTCGTCGTGTTACTACAGGCTTCAATCTTAAAAAAGAAACATACGAATCAAATGAGATTCGAACTGACTACCAAGTAGCCGATTACCGTCACGGTGTTCGTTCTGCTGAAGGAACGCTTTCTGGCGAGCTTTCTCCGGG